AAATACAAGCGTATACAAGTAGGCAGAATTGTCAAAAATTCGTCACCTTATTGTGCTTATCAGTATCTCCTCAAGGAAGATGGTAATCCATTATTATATGGTCCTCCTCCCAAAAAAAAGTCACCTTTTACTGGCATGATAAACAAATTTGCACTTGATCAAGGTTTTCCCTCAGTCGAAGCAATGCTTGTTCATCACACTTCATATCGTAAGTCTATTGATTCCATAAACACTCAGCTATTGCTCTGTATACACAATATAGACTCATATTCCTCATTGTACCCATTTACACTACCGTACCCTGAATGTGACATTTATTCCCAATTCGTAAATTTTGATTATGATATATCTCGCACAAAATTCGATATTCGTCAAACTACATTACAAAAGTTCATAAATAAATATAGTTCCTCTCAATTTACTCTATAAAGAAAGGATTTAGAAATGTTCATTACCTAAATCCCCGTAAGATTACATGTACATTTTAATGTGGCTTAAAGACAATAGTCTTTATATATAAGTAAATGCCACTTAAATACAAAAAGCGACGCAGACGTAAAAGACGTCCCAAGCGTTATATTCCCAAAAGACGGCGCCGGAGGCCTCGTCGAAAGTCTAATATTATTCGTCTCACTCGGCAATTGATTCCTGCGCGAGCTCTAGTCAATCACAAGTTTGTTCGATATATCCGTATCCCTCAGCGGATCACTGGTGATCAGCCTCCCCAGGCGGTTAATGCTGATTGGCAGATGCCCCCCATGGGGGCGGATGGCCAACCCCCGGGATATCAGAATTTATTTCCAAATAATCAACTTCTTATTTCATGCAATGATCCATTAGCACCTTTCAATGAACAGGGCACACTCGGCAATTGGCCTGGTCCAGATACACGCGCTTTCCTCAATGTTCCTTCCACGGCGGCAGCTCAACCTCCCCCCACTGAATCACAATGTTTATGGTATAGTTCTCCGCTCCTTGGGGGCGGGGGTCCCCCAATCGGAGCAGAAACTGGTTATCAAAATTTATACACTTCATTCTGGAATAAAATGACCAACTTCTATAGACGTTGGACTGTTATTGGTTCCAAGGCAACAGTGTCATTTTCTCCTGATCCAGTCACATCTCCACTATATGCTAGACAAGCTTCCAAACACTGCATATTTACAATGGGTGTTCGGGGTGGTCGTGGGGATCTCATCACAACTAATCAACCTCAAACCTTAACAGAGCAACCTGGTTTTATTACAAGAGAGTATAACGGACGTCGTCAGACAAATGGTCGTTGTTATGCTTTCACAATGACAAGAAAATGGTCAGCCAAAAAGGGTTTTGGCCTTTCAAAAGGAGACATTATTTCTAACTCAGAAATTACTGGTTCTTCTGATTGTCAGCCTAATAAACGTCTTCATGGTTTTGAGTCACCTAATCAGACAAATATCGGCACTTCCCTTCCCGCAGAATTAGTCGCTCATCCCCATTCACAGCAATTCTATGCTTGGACTGGTAACTCTATTCTTACTAATAACACTAGGCCTGGCGCGTACGAGCCTACTGAGTGGCCTAGTGGTTTAATAAAAGTAACTCTTCATTATACTACCGTATGGTCTTCTCCTCAGTTTACTGATAATGAAGCTTATCCTACTTAGTCATCTTACTTCCACACTTTCAGCAAACCTCCTGGAGGCGGGGGGGAGCCCGCGGGCTCCCGACCGGAGTAGGGGCCGCGGGTTACCCCCCGCCGGGGTGGGGTCCGTACTCTTCAGCTACCAACCGCAACAATTGTACCAAGTGGGTGCCCCAGGCCGTCGCGCGTAGCGCCGCGGCCGGGGGGCACCCTCCTATCGTACCTTCAGCTAATTAGTACCAAGTGGTTGGCCCAGGCCGTCGCGCGTAGCGCCGCGGCCGGGGGCCAACCTCCTATTGTACCTTCAGTCAATTAGTAACAATTGTACCAAGTAGGTGGGCATCTGGCCGCCCGCGCAGCGCGGCCAATATGCCCACCGACCTAACGCAATCTTATACACTACGTCTATAAAATTTCAATAAAATTCATACACACAATTGTGGCTTAAAGAAAGCAAATGTACAATAAATGACAAGCTACATCTCCACAGCTACCAACCGTAACCCCCTTACTTGGGCTTTCATGACATTCCCCCAGTCTGACCTTGTTACCAAGGATGACCTACTTGCAACCATGCAGCCGCTTGGACCTTATGTCTTCTATTGTTTCGTTATAGAAACTCATAAAGATGGCCAACCTCACCTTCATGCACTTGTTAAGTTCGAGACTCCAGTGTCTAAATCCAAGATATTAAAGCATCTTAAAGTTGCATATCCAACTAAATACAAGCGTATACAAGTAGGCAGAATTGTCAAAAATTCGTCACCTTATTGTGCTTATCAGTATCTCCTCAAGGAAGATGGTAATCCATTATTATATGGTCCTCCTCCCAAAAAAAAGT